TTACATCCAAAAATGAGGATCTGACATGGAATTTTTCTACGTGGTTAAGGCCACTCAGAAGTCAGGGAAGCCTGACGCTGTGGTGTGGCTCTCCGCCAACACCCAATCACGAGCTGCGTTGCAGCTCGATGTCGCGCTGGAAGATGCAGGCATCGAAACTGGCCGCGGTAAAGACTACGCCAAGCCTGTCCGCACCGATTTCCCGGTGTTCAATGACCTGCCCGAAGAAAGCACCATCGATTACACCTGGTGCGAGCGCTACACCCTGGCCGACGACCTGCGCACCTGGAACGTGATCCCCGGCGCCTCATCTCAGGATGAAACCACCCTCGCCCCGGTCAGCACCACCAGCGATGCGGATCTGTCTGTCGCGCCGGTTATTACCACTGATACAGCAAACGCCGGCAATAGCTGCCTGCTTGAATATCGCACCCCGGCTGTCCGCTTCGCCGTCCATCTGTTGGGTGACAAATACCTTTCGGAGATCAGCCAGGAGCAGCAGATAGTCGCCAACGAACTGGTGATCGATGAGGGGCATGTTTACTTCCAGAACCTGCTGCAGGCCAAAAATGACGTTTCCGATATTGCCGAACTCAGCCTTCATGCTGAGTGGAAACTGGTGCAGGCCGTCAAAGACGTTTTCCCGCAGGACAAAGAGCACGAACCCGTGCAGATGGCCGCTTTCATGTCGAGCTGGATTGAAGCCGAAGCTGGCGATCGCAATCAGCTGGTTGATGACTGGAAGAGTGGGAAGCTCCCGGCAACTGCGGGAGACGATGCTGGTTCCACCTCGGAGAATGTCTGTGATGCGGTGCGAGAGTTCCGCGAACGCAAATTCCCGGTCTTAACCACTGTAGCCACCCTGCCTTTCCGTCAGCGTCTCCTGGCGCAGTACATCGCCGACAAGCAGTATTTCTACCACGTCGATGAAGAGCAGAAGAAAGCCATTCTGGAGCTCGAGCTGGATGTGGATAACAGCTATGTGCAAAACATGATCCTGGCCGCCGAAAATGTTGATGGCTTCAAGAAAGCGCATGAGCCCGACATCTGGAAAGTGGTCAATGCACTGAAAACCATCTTCCCTGTTGATGGAAAACGCACTGAGCTGTCTGTCGTCATCCAGTTCTTTAAGGCGTGGTTCAGCACCGAGCACATTGACCGGGGGATCCTGACGCGAGAATGGGCCGCCGGCAACCGCATCAGCAACGTACAGCGTACTGACGCAGGCACAAATGCCGATGGCGGGTACGTAACTGACCGTGGCGCTGATGCAAATCACACCCTAGATACTCTGGATCAGGAAATCGCCTGCGCCCTGCTGCCGATGGACTTCAACCATTTTGAGATCCCGGGCAGCATCCACCGTCGCGCCAAAGAGATTGTGGCGAAGAAAGAGGAACCGTGGAAATCATGGAGCGCAATCCTGCGAAATCAACCCGGCGTTCTGGCAGTGAACCGCACGGCTATTTTCAACCTGGTGCGCATTGCGCCGGAGAATATCCACCTGACGCCTGTTGCTCATCTTGAGTTCGTGAACCGGACCATGACGACTAATTTCAATGAAGCGACTGAGCTGATGCCTTTTTCGTCCGCTCAACCAGAAGCAGAAACCCAAACTGCAGAAGAGCATCCACTGCCGAAATGGACTGAAGCAGGCGAGCAGAAACTTGCTGCTGAAGATGAAGCTGAAACGCAGACCCTGCCGAAGTGGGCGTACGCCGCTGCCAAGCAGCCACAGGTCGCGAACCTCGGCGGCGGCGTCTTCTCCATCGAAGGACTGATGAACGAAAACCAACCACAAAAAGATGACCGTTCATCGGTTACAGAGGAGACCACCAGCGATGTGCAGATGGAAACGACTGACCCGGCGGAAGGAGAAAGTATTGACGCGGTTCCACCAGGCCAAGGCGCTGATGCAGCTGATCCGCAAACAGTTGCCCTGAACCCGGCTGAGATTCTGGCCGCCGCGGCGCCGGAGCTGGCGAACGCTACGCAGCCGGAAGTAACCACCGAAGCGCCGGAGGAAACCGCCAGCGCCCCTGAATACCCTGCTTACTTCGAACCGGGCCGCTATGAGGGTCTGCCGAATAAAGTGTATCACGCAGCAAACGGGATCAGCAGCACCCAGGTGAAGGATGCCCGCGTGAGCCTGATGTACTTCAACGCGCGCCACGTCGCCAAGACCATCCCGCGCGAAGGTTCCAAAGTGCTGGATATGGGCAACCTGGTGCATGCGCTGGCGCTGCAGCCGGAAAATCTTGATGAAGAGTTCAGCGTGGAGCCAGTGATTCCGGAAGGGGCATTCACCACCGCGGCGACCCTGCGCGCCTTTATCGACGAGCATAACGCCAGCCTGCCTGCGCTGCTGAGCGCTGACGATATCAAAGCGCTGCTGGAAGAGTACAACGCCACCCTGCCCACTCAGGTGCCGATGGGCGGCAGCCTGGAAGAAACAGCGCAGAGCTATATGACGCTGCCAGCTGAGTTCCAGCGTATCGAGGCAGACCAGAAGCAGACCGCTATCGCGATGAAGGCCTGCATCAAAGAGTACAACGCCACCCTGCCCGCGCCGGTGAAAACCAGCGGCAGCCGTGACGCGCTGCTGGAGCAGTTGGAGATCATTAATCCTGACCTGGTGGCGCAGGAAGCGCAGAAACCAGCACCGCTGAAAGTGTCCGGCACCAAAGCGGAGATGATCCAGGCGGTGAAGTCCGTGAAGCCGGATGCGGTGTTTGCTGACGAACTGCTGGACGCGTGGCGCGATAACCCGGGCGACAAAATCCTTGTGACCCAGCAGCAGATGGAAACGGCGCTGGCCATTCAGAAAGCGCTGCACGAGCACCCGACCGCAGGAAAACTGCTGCTGCACCCTGATCGCGCTGTTGAGACGAGCTATTTCGGTATCGACGAAGAGACCGGGCTGGAAATCCGCGTGCGGCCGGATCTGGAAATCGACATCGACGGCGTGCGGGTCGGCGCCGACCTGAAAACCATCAGCATGTGGAACGTGAAGCAGTCCGGCCTTCGGGCCCGCCTCCACCGCGAGATTATCGACCGCGATTATCACCTTAGCGCGGCCATGTACATGAGCACCGCGGCGCTGGATCAGTTCTTCTGGATTTTCGTCAACAAAGACGAGGGCTACCACTGGATCGCCATCGTTGAGGCCAGCGAAGAGCTGATTGAGCTGGGCATGCTGGAGTATCGCCAGACCATGAACCGTATCGGCAACGCGTTCGACACTGGCGTCTGGCCAGCTCCGATCACCGAAGACTATACCGACGAACTGAACGACTTCGACCTGCGCCGCCTTGAAGCGCTGCGCCTGGCTTAATGGAGAGAATGACCATGCAAAACACCAACATTATCGCTGCTGAGCAGACTCCGAACACCATCTCAGCCAGCAACGCAGTATTCAACGTGCAGGCACTCGGCCAGTTGACCACCTTTGCTGAGCTGATGGCGCAGTCTGCTGTGACCGTACCGAAGCACCTGGCGGGGAAACCTGCCGACTGCATGGCGATCGTCATGCAGGCCATGCAGTGGGGCATGAACCCTTACGCCGTCGCGCAGAAAACGCACCTGGTCAACGGCGTGCTGGGTTACGAAGCGCAGCTGGTGAATGCGGTTATCTCCAGTTCCAGCGCCATCGTGGGCCGCTTCCATTACGAATACGGCGGCGACTGGGAAAAGATCGCCGGCAAGAAAGACGGCCGCGATGAGCTCGGCCTTTTTGTCCGGGTCGGCGCGGTCTTGCGCGGCGAAACAGAGATCACCTGGGGCGAGAACATCTACCTGGCCGACATCACCACCCGGAACTCGCCACTGTGGAAAACAGCACCCAAGCAGCAGATCGCCTACCTCGCTGTGAAGTACTGGGCGCGCCTGTACTGCCCCGAGGTCATCCTTGGTGTCTACAGCCCAGATGAAGTCGAGCCACGCACCGAGAAAGAGATCAACCCGGCACCGGCCCAGCGGGTGAGCTTGGCTGATATCAAAGGTGACGGCGTAACAACGACTCACAGCGCGCAGGAATCGGCGGCCAACATCGATGCCTTGGCCGATGATTTCCGGGATCGCATTGATGCTGCTGAAACGCTGGAAACCGCCACCACCGTCGGCAATGAAATCAATGAGGCAAAGGCTGCTCTCGGGACCACTCTGTTCACCGAACTGAAGAACAAGGCTACGCGCCGCTACCACCTGGTGAAGCACCGTAATGCGGTCGAGGCGGCGATCAACTCCCTGCCACAACCGGGCGAACCGGGCGCAGTTGAACAGTTCGCGGAAGCCGAGCGCGTGCTGGCTTCGGCCAAACGTCACCTGGGCGACGAGCTGCACGATCAGTTCAGCATCACCCTGGCAGATATGAAACCGGAATACGTGGCCTAAGGGAGGCGGGAGGGGCAGCCCTCCCGGTGAAGACATGTTAAGAGAAGAATCTGTTAAGCACCCGGCGATCCGTTACCACGGCGGGAAATTCCGCCTCGCATCATGGATTATCCCTCAGATGCCTGAGCACGTCTGCTATGTGGAACCGTTCGGCGGCGCAGCTGGCGTACTGCTGCAAAAGCCCCGCAGCTACGCGGAAGTTTATAACGACCTGGATGGCGAGGTGGTGAACCTGTTCCGCGTGCTGCGCGACGCTGAGATGAACCAGCGCCTGCAGGATGCATGCATGCTCACGCCGTATTCACGTGATGAATTTTGCGCAGCGCGCGAAGCCACCGACGAACCGATTGAGCGAGCAAGACGCATGGTTGTTCGCGCCAGCATGGGCTTTGGTTCAGCAGCAGGAATCGGCGGTAATTCCGGTTTCCGTAGCGACAGCAAAAGGAAATATGCGACGGCTGCGCATTTGTGGGAGCGTTATCCGGAAAATCTGGCAGCAGTATGCCAGCGCCTCCAGGGGGTCATTATCGAAAACAAAGATGCCCTGGCAGTAATGCGATCCCATGACGCTGAAACCACCCTGCACTACATCGACCCACCTTATGTACCGGAAACCCGCGTGCAGGGTAACCGTTATTACAGCCACGAAATGACTGTAGAAGGGCATGAGCAATTGCTCGCAGTAGCCAGAACGATGACCGGAATGGTGATGATCAGCGGCTACGACTCGGAGGTGTACAACGACATGCTGGTCGGGTGGAAGAAAACGGAAAAATCGTCACGCATTAGTGCCGGTAGGGGTACGAAGGTCCGCACTGAATGCATGTGGCTTAACCCAGCATCACAGCAGGCGGAGCGTGCAGCATGAAACTGATTAACCGCAGCACGCAGTCACCGCTGGCGCGCCAGGCATGCGACATCGCCCTGGCGGCCCACGCAGAACGCTACGGCGATTACGGGCGCAGCCAGATGAAAGAGACGTACACGGTGCGGGTGGAAGGCGTGAAGGTCTGGGTGGAGGTGGTTAACCGGAAGGCCAGCTACGTGGCCACGGCGATGACCGGCACGCGCCGCCTGCGATCCTTACCCGGGCAGGTCGCCTGATATTGAAATATCACCATACCGGGCTTTGATGGCTCATATTAATCAAACTGGAGGTTTTCATGGGACAGCTCGTTAGCCTGGAGGACTGGGCTTCCGGTCCGAACGGCTTTAAGCAACCACCATCCAGAGCGTCGCTGCACAGGATTGCAAAAACAGGACAAACAATCCCAAGGGCGCTGAAACAAGGCCGGCGGTGGGTTATCGATGAAGAGGCCAAATTCATCGGTTTGCTCGCCTCGCCGGTACTACCACCACGCATGCCGAAAGCGGTAAAGACGCTTATGGAGCGAGTAATTAATGGCAGCCAGACCACGTAATCACAGGGTTGATACCCCAAATCTCTACTGCAAGCTGGATAAGCGTAACAGCAAAACCTACTGGCAATACCGGCACCCTCTAACCGGTCAATTTATCGGTTTCGGTACCGATCAGGAGGCGGCCAGACTGGCCGCCACTGAGTTGAATCGACTGCTGGCGCAGCAGGAAGCTGCCCAGTCATTCGCCCTGATCGATATGGTCAGCCATAAGAAGGTTAACTCAAAGAAATCGATGCGGATGCGCGTGTGGATCGAACGGTATTTGAAAATTCAGGAGGAGCGACTCAGCAATAAAGAGATAAAAAATAATACGCTTAAATCCAGAAGGACATGTACCAACGTACTGGTTGAAAGGATGCCTGACATTGGCATTCAGGAGGTCACCACCAAAATGCTGGCGGCCATTACCGACGAATATAAAGCCAGAGGCAAAGCGCGGATGGCACAGACACTCCGTAGCGTCTGGATTGATCTGTACAGAGAAGCGCAGCACGCAGGTGAAGTTGAGCCGGGATATAACCCTGCCCTGGCCACAAGAAAAGTCGTTGTCCGGGTGAGTCGTTCGCGACTGAACCTTGAGATGTGGAAGGCGATATTTGAAGCGGCCGGCAATATGGCGCCGTATGTCCAGAACTCCATGCTTCTGGCGGTGGTCACCGGGCAACGGCGCGGGGATATCGCCAAAATGAAGTTCTCTGATGTCTGGGATGGCCATCTCCACGTTGAGCAGCAAAAGACGGGGGCGAAACTGGCTATACCGCTCTCGTTACGTTGCGAGATGTTGGATATCACCCTGGCACAGGTGATCAAGCGATGCAGGGATCGGGTCGTAAGCCCCTGGCTTCTTCATCATGTGACATCAAGCGGTAATGTTAAGGCAAGCGATCAGGTTGGTGAGAACAGCCTTAGCGTCTCCTTCAAGGTCGCGATCGATAGCACCGGCATTTCCGTAGAGGACGGTAAAACAATGCCGACGTTTCACGAACAGCGATCTCTTTCCGAGCGTCTGTATGAGGAACAAGGCATCAACACCCAGCAGCTCCTAGGTCACTCATCAGACAGGATGACAGCGCAGTATCATAACGATCGCGGTCTCGACTGGGTGAAAGTGAAGGTGTAGCTACGTGAATAATTGGGTCGTATCCCCCTGCAAATTTCGCAGAATTTAAGGATTCATTTTGGGGAGGAATTTTGGAGGAGTTTTGGGGAAGAAAAAATCGGGCAAAAAACCGGGCATCACGCCCGGTTCTTTTTCCAGCCTGAAAAAGCCCTTACGAACTCAATCCGCGATTCACCAGCATCGGTTCGATCTGCGGATCGTGCCCGCGCCACTGGCGATAAAGTTCAGCTAAATCAGTACTATTCCCGCGCGACAAAATCGCCTCGCGGAATTTCTGCCCGTTTTCGCGGGTCAACCCGCCCTCTTCCACGAACCACTGATAGCCGTCATCGGCCAGCATTTGCGTCCAGAGATAAGCGTAATAACCCGCCGCGTAGCCGCCCCCGAAGATATGGGCAAAATAGCTGCTACGATAGCGCGGCGGTACAGCGGTGAGATGGAGTTGCTCCCGCTCCAGGGCTGCGGTTTCAAAGGCTTCGACATCCTCTGGCGCTTCGCTGGCGGTTAATCCGTGCCAGTTCATGTCCAGCAGCGCGGCGCTGAGCAGCT